CAGAAAGACCAGAACCAGCAGTAATCGTAATAGAAGATGCCGCCGCGCCGATTGTTGCAGGTGTAATTGTAGAACTGGATGCTGCCGTGATGCGACCATAACTATCCACCGTAATTGTGGGGGCGGATGATGTGGAGCCATACGTTCCCGCCGTCACACCCGTAGTAGGCAATGAAATAGTGCCAGTAGTGGTTATCGTACCTCCAGATAAACCGCTACCAGCTGTCACTGATGTAACCGTACCAGTGCCGTAACCCTGTGCTTTAACAAATGCTGTTGTGGCAATCTGTGTGCTGTTGTCGGAAGAACCTGCCGTTGGAGCCGTAGGCGTACCCGTAAATGCAGGCGACGCAAGCGGTGCTGCACCTAGCATCGTCATCGTTTGGCTAACCGTCAAATCTACTGGCTGGGCAGAACCCGACGTATTATTGCCCTTAAGCGTATTACCATTCATCTGGGCAAGATATGTATTGGTAACGCCATTATTGTTAAGGCCAATAGTGCCTGTCGTTGTAATGGTTCCGCCAGAAAGCGGTGCTTGCGCGGTTATCGATGTAACCGTGCCGTTGTTAGCATTAAGATTGGCAATCTGTTGAGATGTGGCGCGATAAGTAGAGCCATTCTGAATGAGCATTAATTGCTCAGATCCAGTTAAAGAAATGGCCGCTGGTAAATTTGGTATGGTGGTCGTACTCATGCTAACGGCCCAGTCTGTGGAATCTGAGTAAGTTCATATGGCAAGCCCACATTAGCAGTTTTCACAAGCGTTGTAGACCCCAATATACTACCAGAAGCTACATTTTGAGCAACCGTGTACTGAAATTGCGTAGCTGAGCCAACTGCTGTGACGCTATAAAAACCATCCGTTTTTAAGCCTTGGGTGGTTCCTTCAATAGATATTTGGCTGTTTACTATTAAATTATGCGCTGACGATGTTGTAACCGTAATGATGGTTGTTCCATTAGCTTGCATAGACACAATTGGCAACGTCACCGCATAAGCAGTATTTTGGAACAACGGAGATATAGCATATTGCTCTAAGCCAACGGGATTGCCCGTTTCTTGCGGCGCAACATACTGCCCATCTTGAGTATTAATATAAACAGGGTTTTGCACAGGCAGACCAGTTGTTGCGTCTATTGTATTGGTGCCAGATTCAGCAAGTTGATCTACTTGTGTCGATGTCCAAAACTCAACACGAGGGTTCATGACCGGAATTGGATCTGCCGGAAGAACAATAGCACGCAATTGATTTTGCGGGATATCATTGCAGGGACGGCATACAAGAATACGCTGGTTTATTAAACTTGCCCCTCCCCACTGGAATTGCCAAGCCAGATCAACGTGGTTGTACCAAAATCCGCACCTGTCGCAGACGGCCAGAGCCGCCGGGTTCTTTGAGCTTACCCTAGCGCGACCAACTTTAGAGGCATAACCCATTTACGCCTCCTTTTTTTTGGCCCAACGGCGCAAATTTGCTTGAGACATCTTTTTACGAGTGTCTTCTGAAATGTTCTTTTTAGCAATAGACATTTTGCTGCGGTATTCTGGGTTTAACCCTCTTTTTTTAGCAGCTTCTGACATTTTTTTCTTAGTTTCTTCACTTTTTGCTTTTCCCTTATGAGTAAGAGATATCTTTTCCCTTATTGCAGGGTTTTTAAATACTTCTTTTAAAGATTTGCTTAATTTTTCTTTTTGTTCAGGGGTTTTTGTAATACCGGAACCACCTTCACCACCATCAGAAATATTGCATAAATTTTCTAACCCATAAAATTGGATTCTTTCCTTTTCCAATTTATGCGCTTCGTCTTCTAATAAATTTTTAAAAACAATCCTTACATCAACAGTAAAACCTAAAGACAATAATTTGCTTACTATTGATTTATGCCATTTATTACGGCTTGTCATTTTCCAAGCACGGCTATCCTTACCTTTGCCTACATAAAAGCAGACATTGGTGTCTGGACGCCAATGCTCGTAGACATAAAATTCATTCACTTAATTTCTCCAGTAGCCGGAGACTTGAGGGCTGACATACATGGAGACATACTCCGTGTCTTGTTGCGCCGCAATAGCGTATGATTCGTCAGCTTCTGGTTTCAGCATTTGAGTAAGTGGTGGATTCCAGATACGGGCTAATCGATAAGCTAAACCGTTGGCAAATGCCTCCATCCAACGATAAGGAATATCCACCGTTTGGCCACCCGTGAAGTTAGAATCTTGAATTTGAGTTACGGCATAATAACTTAGTGTGGATGGTCCATTAGATGTATTTGGGACGGGCCATACAGTTAGTGTTGGGCTTATTAACCTATCCAGCCAGTAAACGGTGGGAAACCCCTGCTGCTGTTTATTGGGGTATGAAGCATACTCTGTCCGGCTTACGGGCAAAATGATTCTATCAATATTTGCGCCGCTATTAGGCGTTGTTACGTAAGCATCCAAAACCATGACCACATTTGGATCAACGCTATACGTAGAAGTACCCGTGACAAGATTAACCGTCACAAGTTCCACTTTCCAAAGATTAACGCCTTGGTTAGCCCACCGCGACAACATCAAATTGGTTGCCATGCGAGCCGATTCCATATGCTCCTGAGCAATAGCCGTGTTTCTAACCCCAGCCAAATTGAACGCGTATAACGTCAATTCACCCAAGCTAGGATTAAAGTTATACGTATTGCTTGTGGTCATACCCGCCCCTTAGAAAGTCGTAGCGGTATCGTTAGCTATTAAAACACCACCAATGTTAATGCTTACCGTTGCCGCTGCAGCCGCGCTTGGTGCAATTTGGAACCGCAAGTCCGTCTTTTCAGGATATGGGAACGGAAACTCACGTTGAATTGCATATTGCGTGTTGAATGGCGTCTGCACAATTAACTTTTGAACGCCGGAAGCAGAATTGGTGATTGCACGATACGTAGTGTAGTTTGCGCTGTTACCGTTAAACGATGAATAAGCGCCATAGCGCCATCCATAGAACGTATAACCTGCAGGAACCGTAAACACAGCCATCTGCGTTGCGCCAAGGCTGCTCGTTACACCATTAAAAACACCCGTGTTAATCTGAGCATATGTTACGCCGCCGTTGGTAAGTGTAACCACGTTTGCAGGGTTCGTCGCGCTACCAGCGGAAACAAACATACTATTGATGCGAAGGTAAGAATTGGTCGTTGTAACGCCAGTTGCGCCATTTAGCACGACATTTTCGGAAATTACGTTGTAGTTGGCATCAAGGCCAACAATCGTAATGGTTGCAGTATCACCCGCACCACCAGCCAATGTCATTGTAGTCGCAGAGGATGGAAATACGTATTCCGTTGTACCCATGTTTTCCCAAACAGTGCGAAATAAGTTAGCCGTTCCCGGAGTCGTGCCATAACCAAAAATATTTTGTGGCGCATGGTTGGTAATTTGACCACGCGAAACCTGCAGTTGAAACGGCTCATACTTGCCATTTTGTGTAATTGAAGGCCAATTAACGCCTGTTTGTGACTGATTAACCATAATTATTTGCCCTTCTTACGTGCCGCAGCAGCATTATCTACCAGATTTGGGTAGGGACGGCCAGCGGCCCTTGCTCTAGCTTTAGCACTTTGCTGCTCTTTGTGCGTCAAATGCTTTGTATGATGATCTTTGGGTAACTTAGTTTCCCAAAATGCTTTATCAGACATTAGCAGCCCCACTTACGCAGTGATTTATTAATGCGGCTATCTGGGTCAGCAGCTTTTGCCGATCCAGTCATTTTCCGCTTCATCCCGGTCATCCGGGAGCAAAAATTATCATGACGAGGATTTTCTTTATCCTTCGTTGGCGCTTTAAGATTATGGCCTTCTGCACGAGCAGAAGCGCGCCCTTTGGCGTTTAACCCGCCAGATGGTGATTTGCCTTCAGAACGTGTCCAAGCTGCGGTCATACTACACCCATGAGAAAGTGAGGGGGCTATTACACCCCCTCGCTAACATTAATCGTGTTCAGGCTCGTAGGACTTGTGGCCTTTCGGCTCCATGCCGCGATTTGCCGTGGAAAGTGGGTGCATGTTTGCGCCAACTTCGCCACCAGCTTTACGCGCCTTGCGGTCTGCACGATGCTTGGTATGTTCGCCGTGCATTGCGTGTTCCGCATGAACATGACCACCGCGCTTACGCTTTGCGCGATGTTCAGCCTTTGGATGCTCGTGATGATGCTCTTTGTGCATCATGTTGAGGTGATGGACCTTGCCACCATGCTTGCGCTTGGTGCGGCCACCGTGCTTACGTTCTTCCGCTTCATGCGCCGTTGGCGAATTACCACCAGCGTATGCATCATGAACGGCAGCATCAGCGTATGCTTCGCCGTGTGTGCCGTCTTGATCAGACTTACCCTTATGTGCCTTCATGGCCTAGTTCCTTAGAAGTTGTAGTACTGGGTTAAGCCAAATAGACCCGTGGTGTACGGAACCATATAGGCTTGAGGGGACTGACGGACAATCAGTTTATTGGCTCCGCTGCTTGAAGTTGCAGCGAAGGTTCCACGAACATCTGCCGTTGTAGCCGATGGAGTGGTGCGGTCAGCAGGAAGATAGTTTGTTGCCGCAGTAATCAATGTCGTAGCAACTAGCGACGAAGCATTGTTTACTATGATATCACCAAACGTATCTGAACGCATTGGAAGACCAAACACATCAGCCGTACCAACAGAATAAGCATGAGTTGTATCAGCCGTGCCACCCGAAAGTACCACAGACTTGATATACTTAAATGCCTTCTTGCCATTGACCGTGCTACCCGCCGTAATCGTAATATTTTCGGTCATTGGATATCCGTAGACATCATAACCATTAACGCTTGCGGTAGTATATGTAGCACCTGATGCTGCCGTAACACTCACTGCACGACCAAGAAGAGCTTGTGGACTCCAATTGCCTTGGCTCGGCGTCTGAGCATTGTTTGGCACGGCGCACTGCTGCACGTTCTGGTAAGCAAGAACTACTGTTCCAGAAGTTGCAGTCAAATTGCCGTTAGTCTGATATGTGCCCGTAGTCCCTTGCGACACCGTGGAATAAGTTCCCGTTGTCGTAAGCTGAGCAACAACTTGAGTACCAAGCGCAGTACCCTGAGATACCGTGCCCGAAGTAGAAATAACAACCATGCCCGGACCAATTGGCATTTGGTTAGACGATGCCGTTATTGTCAGTACACCATTGCTGAATGAGCCTGTAACAGATGCATAAGCATCAAGTGCCAGAACCGTATCAGCCACGCCAGTATCTGAACGAACAAAGTTTGTATTGTTATAATACACACCCGTCGTTGAGGAGCTAGTTGTCACTAAAGCAAGAGTAGCACTTGTAGGGTTAGCCGAAGCAACAATTGCTGCTGAAGCCGCCGTATAAGGCACCGCGCTCAATGTAGTAATGTTATCTACGCCCAACCAACCATAATCAATCGCCGCCTGTGATTCGCCGGGGAGGAATGTGAATGGTGCGCGTGGATCAAGAATAGCCGTCCCTGCATAAAACAGGGACGAACCACCGATGTCTGGATTGTAATCCGCTGGCTGCGTTGGGTTTTGCCCAAACACAATCACTGGACCGGAGAATGCTGTATTAGCCATGTTGCCTTCTCCTTACGAGGTTGGGAACGAGCCGTAGATTGCACGCCAGTTGTAGTAACCAAACGAGTAACGCTCATAGCCCTTAACAAGCAAGTTGTCAGTGACAAAATCGACTTGCATGTCTGTTTCGAACTTAATGCGCTCCATATACGCCAAGCCATCGATGTTGGTGAGGAGGAACCAAGCATAGGACGAGGTCAAGAAGTCGTTGACCATGTAGCCTTCGCTGAGTCCGCCTGCCGTCATCATGATCGCGTTGACGTCGTTAT